TACCGATTGCTTTGTAAGCGTTAGCTACGTCAGCGTCGATAGAAGAAGCCAACTGAGAGATACGTGGTTTCAAAACACGCTCTGCAAAGTCATCTAATTGCATTGTCAATTCAGCAGAGGTGAAGTTAACACCAATGTGTTTTTGGCTAGCAACAGACAAAGTTGTGTACTGTTCGTTGTCGTCTTGAACTTGCAAGGCGGCACCGTCAGTAACCAAAGCGCGGTCTGGTAAGCGGATACGCAGTGTAGAGCCAATTTTGGCGCCTTCAACAGCGAAAGAATCGTCATATTGACGGTTTACGTTACGGGTTAGAACAAGATTATTCTCAAGGATTTCAAGGGCCTTGCGTGTAATCATGTCAATCGTTAAGATCGAGTTAGACATTTTAGTTTCCTAATAAAAAATAGTTAGCGGTTTCTCTGCGCTTCCCACTTCTTGATCTGGCGTTGGCGTTCAGCTTCGATCCATTCTGACGTACTCATCGATTTAATCGAACGAGGATCAGTTGTATCTGTGGCTGGTGATCCAGTGGATCGTGCCGTAACCGGAGCAATTGGTGCAGGGGCGCTCGAAGTTTTTTTAACGGGTGGATTGTCGCTTAATTTAGCTTCAATTTTCCCCAATTCTTTTGCTTGCTGAAGGGGTGATAAACGAGAAATACGCTCCGCTTCTTTCGGATTAGACCCAAGGTAATAAGCCATATCGGGGCCAACATCGGAAGATTGGATTGTTTGAGCCATCTCGTTAGTAATTGGAAGTTTGGGGTTATATGCAACTTGTTCAAAGTCGTCATATTTAGTCCGCGCTTCTTCTTCTTTATCGTGATAAGACTCAATGATCTCAGACTGCATCCTAGCTTGTTCACGCCTAGCAAGCAATTCTTCTGCCTTACGTTCTGCCAATACTTCGGCGTACTCGTCAGGTGAATTAAACTGCTCAATCGGCGGGATTTCTACTGGGCTTTTAAGCTGCTTTTCAGCGGCTCTAGCTGCCTGTTCTCTTTCCCACTTACGTTGCTCTCTAGCAAGACGTTTACCAATAGCGGCGTCCAATTCTTCTTGTGTGAAGGTTTTAGACTCTACTGCTGGCTCTACTGCTTCCGGCGCTATTACTTCAGTGTCAGGGGCTGCCGTAGCTACCTGTTCTGGCGCGGTTACTTCCGCTTGTACTATTTCTTGACTTTCGTCCATTTCAATGTTTCCTTGAGAAACCCTGGTGTATTGCACCAGTACAATTTAAGACATCATACTCTATATGATAATAAATTCAACTATATCACCTACATTTAAGCCGTTTACAAAAGTGACAGTTGTATTGTTAGTTTCAACGTAATTTAAAACAATAATTTGTTTACTACCGTTAACATACACTTGTAAGCTGTTATTGCCTGTAATGTAAGAAGATATTGTAAATACTGTTTGCCCTTGGGTAGCAGTTTGATAGGATTGTGTGCCTCCAGACGGCGCGCCGTATAGGTTGTTCATACTCCAAATTTGTACGTTATTAGAATCTTTTAAAATAAATTTGTATGAAAGCAGGCCGTTTAACCATATTTCATAAGGTGGTCTACCAGACGAATCTAAAACGATAGGGTTAGAGTTAGCAGTGCTACCTGTATTACTAGTGTAAGTAACTGCGGGCGTAGTTGTACCCGCTAAATAGGTATATAAAAGCCCCCCAGCCAAAGGTACCCCGTTATTGTCAAAAAACTGCCAACCAGCGCCGCCGATGGGGGATAAATTATATGCCATGTTAATTCCTTAGCTTAAATTATTAGCTACAACTTTATTTGTACCAGTTGCGTTATCTGCTATATCGTTGGTAGTATTATTAAAAGTTCTGTTGCTAGTAATAATATAGTAGTCTGACGCGCCTGTAGTAACAATTCCATTTATAGAGTTATAAGATACATCATTACCTATTAAAGTGTAATTAGATGCGCCTGTAACATCAATTCCATTTTGAAACCCGCCATTTGTTGTTAGCCCACCAATAATGCAATTACTTACAATTACGTACATAGGGCCTGCGTAAGCAGAAGTAATAAACACCCCCGACCCGTTAGGCGCATCATACTGTACAAAAACACAGTTGTTAATGTTAACTTTTACTAAGTTAGCACTTCCAGTTTGAACAAGACTTATACCATTCCCACCTTTTGCACCTAATTCACAAGCAGTAAAAATTATGTCTGATACCGTTCCGGTTCCTGAAGGGTTTAAAATAGCGCAATGGGTTAAAATAGTATCAAAATAAACATCTGTAAAATGCCCTGCCAAACAGGTTGATCCTGTGCCTGGGGCTACATTTAATCCTACATCCGCTTGTAAAATCTCACAATCAGAAACATGGACTACCGTACCACTTACCCAATTAATACCGTATGAAGGGTATGTAGTAGTATCAAAGCTATTAATCCGCATAATAATGTTGGATATGTTGCAATCAGCTTCACCAGGCACATTTATCTTAATATACGCGCTGTTGCCAGCCGTATTGCGTGAAGTTACCGTTTCAATAATACCTTCTGAAATATAAGTGTAAACCCCAGTAACAGTAATACCTGTGTACGGCATATCCATATAAAAGTTATTAATATAGCAATAAATACCCGCCGCTATAATATAAGAACCAGCCGTTTGTGCGGTTTGCGTAGTTTTAAAGCCAAGGTTATTAACACCAGTGTAACTACCAGTAATATTTAAAACATTAATTGAAGCTGATGTAACTTGGATAAAAGAACCTTTTACCCCCGTACCAGATAAAGTTACATTGTTTCCAACGGTTATTGTAGAACTTACATTGTAGGTTCCAGCAGGAAAAAACACCGTGCCTCCACCACTGTTAACTACTTGAGTAATCGCCGCTTGAATAGCAACCGTATCGTCTGTTGAACCATCGCCAACCGCACCAAAATCTTTTACAGAAATTGTTTCTTGTAATTTTAAATTAATCGCACGGTTGGTTGTAGAACCAACTTGCTCAAATTTTGGGATTAAAGTAGTCATAGTTGATCCTATAAAGTAATGGTAGCGGAAGCAGTAGGTGTTCCTATTGTATAGCTTCCAGAAACAGGAGAAGGCTGATTGCTCCATTGTTCTGCTGGCATATCAGGAAAGAAAGCATCCCATGTAGGAGTTACAGCAATAGCTCTAATCCAACTGCGCCAAGATACAAATTCAGATTGGTTTACCAAATAAGGGTCAGATTTGGCTGGGTCAGCCACATCAGGAATAGCAGTCCAATCGGTCTGAGATAGCAAAGAAGTAGCTAATGATTTGTTTTGTGCAGCTTCGGACTGATGTTGTTGCTCAATCATTTCAGGTGTCAAAGTAGCCACTTGGACTGTATATACAACAGCGTCTAAAATGTAAGGAGCTACTGACTCTAAATACTGGGTTGTAGGGTCATAAGGTAGCCATACGCTTACAGGCAAACATGAGTTCTCAGCCATCCACTCAGCATCAGGGCCTGACGGTGGAAAAGAAGTATTAGGAAACAGAGCTTGGTAATCACCAACTTGTTCTACTGTTTGTCCATTAACGATTGCAATTAACATAATTATTCCTTAAAAAGTAGGCAATGCTGCAGTTGGTGGTGTAATAGTGGAGTTTCCTACACCATATCTATCTATTCCTTGAGTAAATCGTAAGTCATCAATATAACCATTTAAAGGGCTAGTAGATAAATCAGGGTTTACTCCAGCAGTAACAATGTTTCTAGTTGTTGGCAATACATAACCTGTAGTGCTTGTGCCTAAAGATGAGCCATTAAGCCAAAATCTTGTAGTTGTTCCGTTATATCCAACAATTAAACTGTGCCACGAGCCTGTAGATGGAGAAGATGCAGTAATTTGCGTATTAGAACCACCAGCGTTCCACATCCAATACAAAGTTCCTGAATCCATAAATAATAGGAATTGATGACCATTGGTTGCTGACCAAGAGCCAGCTCCACCGCCCTTACAGAAAAAACAACCATTGACATTGGCATTTAAATAAACCCAGCACTCTAAAGTGAATGGTGCATTTGTTGGAAATCCAATTTGATTGTTTGTATAAAGGTAATCCCCAGTACCATCAAACGCTAAACTACCTGTCCCATACTTCTTAACACTTGTGCTGACCTGTGCAGTACCAACCGTCTCTAGGTTGTTCTGCATGGCAAGGTCGGGGATGCCAGCGTTGGTCATACTGGTGAGTAATGTTGTTCCTGTAACTGCCGTTAACGGTGCGGTTGGCGGTGTAAAGTTAGCTGTATAAACTAGCGAATTGTTTACAGTTCTTAAATTAGAAATATATCCAGGGAAGTAAAAACCTACTGTACTGCTGTAACGCAGTGCGCCTATAGTTGGAACATAGGTAGCAGTAGAACCGCTAAATGTTGCAGAGCCTGAAACAGTTAAAGTTTTAGAAACACCATTAATATAAATTATTGCTAATTTGCTTGTGCTATTAAAGGTAATAGCTAAATGATTCCATGTATTTGGAACCCAAACATTAGTAGCTGTAACAAAACTATATGCAGCACCACTTCCACGATAAATATCAAATTCAACATCCCCAGCGGTTGTTCCATTAACACCTAGAGAAAAACCAATGCTTCCTGTATTTCCGTCTGTTGAATATATTGTGTAGTACGCACTTGTATTCGGGCAGTTAAACCAGCACTCAAAAGTCCAGTTAGTTGCTCCTTGATGAATAAAGTCCGCAGAACCAGCTGGAAGCGATAAATAGTCACCACTACCATCAAAGTATCCACTTCCACCGATTACGCTAGTAGAGTATGTGCTAGTCGGATTAAATGGTGAGAAACGTTGGACTGATGGTGTGCCGTTTACTGTTAGCGTGAAGTTGTTACTAGAGTTATCTACAAATCGGTTGGATTGGCAGGTTAAAAGGCTTGTTCCACTTATGGCGGTTAATGGTGTGGTAGGTACTGTATAAGTAGCTCCAGAATAAACCGCACTTCCTTTTACAATCCTTGCGTTTGAGATGTATCCTGTAAACGGATAAACACCAGAAGAACTAAGATAACCAACATTGACTGTTGCATTACTGTCGTTCATAGCAAAAGAAATAGTGGCAGTTCCTAATCTAGTTCCATTTGCATACAAAGATAAAGTATTGCCGCTTCTTGATGCAGCTACATGATGCCAAGTATTAAACGCCAATGCTCCAGTTTGTGTTACAGAAGCCGAAACACTAGCGCCGTATGCAGTAATACTTAATTGTCCATCTCCGTTTCCTAACGCAAAAAAGAAAGAGGAATTATTGCTTCCTGTTGCGTTATATTGGGACATAATTATTGGATAGTTACCACCAGCCGTAGCAAATATCCATGCCTCTATTGTCCAATCTCCAGAGCCAAATGCAAAAGCTGCATTATCTGGTGCGCTAACTGTAGAGCTACCATTAAAGTAGTTACCCCAATTACTACCATAAGGACTAAAGCTACCCTGAGTAGTATTGCCGTTACGAGTAATCGTAAAGTTATTGGTAGAGCTGTCTAGAAAGGTATTGTTCTGTGCGCCATTAGTACCATCGCCATTTAATAGCAATGTGTTGTACTCAAAGTATGGGTCTGACGGAGCTAAAGCACCACTAGCTGCGCTTAACAGGTCACGAACTGGCATATTAAGCCATCGCCTTTCCTAGAACAAAACCTTGCCAAGTTGTACCACCATCAATAGTAAAGAAGCCCAAATCGTCATATCCTGAAACAGTTAATGTAGGGGCAGTACCACCAGCCCATTTAACACCTGAAAACCAGTTAACAGTAGCAGAGCCACCGTTAGTAAGTTGTAGGATAAACGAATTTACTAAACCACTTGCAGCAGCGTTGCTGATAGTAAAAGTTGTTGTGCCTGAGATAGTCTTAGTGAAGTAATTAGCTAAACTAAGGTCGATAGCTGATGCGGCGACGGCTACAGAATTTTCAATGTACTCGGTAGCTTTAGCAACAGTAAATGTACCAGCAGCAGCCGTAGTGCCACCAATAGCCATATTGTTTACCGTTCCGGCTGTCGCTGGGTTAATGGTTAAAGTACCAGTACCCGTAGGAGCAATAGAAATCGTAGCATTAGCAGGGTTCATATTGAACGCGCCGTCTAATGTTAAATTAACGCCGCCGCCAGCGCCCCATTGCAAGCAATTTGCACTGCTAGAATTTCTTAAAGCACCACCGCCTGAACCTGAAGCATCAAAGTTTGAACTTACAAATTTAGTGTTTGCAGTGATTGTTGTGCCTGTAATAGCTGCGGCTGTTGTGCCGCCAATAGCAGGTGGGGCTGATAAATCTAAAGTACCGCCAAGAGTTAAATTGCCTGATGTTGTAACAGTACCAGTTAAAGTAAGACCATTAACCGTACCTGTACCGCCTACCGAAGTGACCGTACCAGAACCTTTGCCGTTAAACGTGTTCCAATCGGTGCTAGACAAATAGCCATCAGTCGATGTAGTAGCTTGGCTAATACTGATTGCAGGTGCTGTACCACCGCTAGACGCTATGGGCGCGGTGCCAGTAACGCCCGTAACTGTACCGCTACCTTTATTATTAAAGGTTGTCCAATCAGCAGCGCTTAATACACCTCTATTAGTAGCTGACGCTGTAGGTACGTTTAAGGTAATAACAGGTGTTGTAGTGCTATTAGCAACTGTAGAGCTAAGGTCTGTGCCTGTAGTACCTAAAGTTAAGGCAGATACGTTAGTAACCGTACCTGTACCACCAACCGCAGCCCAAGTTGGCACACCGCTAGATAGAGTCAATACTTGACCATTTGACCCAGCGGCTAAAAAAGTAGTAGCTCCAGAGCCTGATTGATA